AGGCAAGTTTTTGCTTTGCAGCATCACCCAAACGACCTTCTTGCAACGCATCGCGCAGCTCAAGCGCGTCCAGAATGAAAGGCACAGACTTTTGAAAGCCAAGCGTCGCTGGAACTGAAAGCTGTGTGTAAGCCGTGAAGTTACCCGTCTGATCCATGCCATCATAGCTTTGAGCAATGTAAGGCTGGGGGCGATAGATAACGTTGTTTGTGCGCTCCATCATCGAGCCATCTGTGTTGTAGATGGACACGTTGCGGGACAAAACCAGAGCGTCGTTGAAGCCTTCGAGGATGTCCTCAAATGCAACACGCTCTTCTTTCGAGAAAGAGTTACTCATTTTAAATTCCTTTTAAATTATTTGGATGCTGATCGTTTCTGCGCTCTGTACTGAATGACTTTCGTCATGTTGCCAGTTCGAGCCGCTTCTTCTCGCAGCCGTTCTAAGGTTGAGTCTATCGCACCAGATGATCGTCCTGTTCCTGACACGACACGTTCCGGTGCGGGTGCTGCCCTACGATTGGTAACTTTCAATTCCTTCTCCAGTTTCGCAACCGCAAAAGCAAACTTTACGGGATCAGATAACTTTGCAAGTTCCGCAGTTTTCTTTGGATTCTTGCCTAACGCATACACGACGAGTGCGGGATTATCGCAGCCATTCAATAAGACACCTTGCTGTGTGATATTTAAAAGTTGCTGGACAGTTTCCTCAGCATCTTCATAATCACGGACTTTGAGTTCAGCTCTCGCCTTCCCGTAGTCGTTCAACTTGGCTTGCCAAGCTTGTTGCTGTTGCTGCTCTGATTGCTGGGCTTGTTCAGCCTCACGATCATGCTCGCGTTTGCGTTCATGCCATTGGTCTAATGCTGCTTCAAATAAATCAGTGTCGTAATCATAAGCATCGAGCTTGGGCTTCGGTCCTAACGTCACAACTGGCTTGATCTCAGTTGTGGTGGCCGATAGCCTAGCTTCTAACTCACGAATGCGACGCTCTTTTTCCCTATTCGTCTTACGCAGCTCACGCACCCATTCAGGCGCACGAACTTCCTCTTCGGCGGGGGGCGCATCCTCACCAATTGAGACAACAACCTCGTCCGAGTCTGACTCTTCAGATTCCAGATCAACTTCCTCTGCAATCGTCACCTCTTCCACGGACTCTTCTTGGTTCTCGTCTACTTCTGCCCTTTCATTCATTTACTGACCCCATTAAACTCACCCATTTAAGGCTGGATGGATACCATTTCTTGCATTTTATCTGACAACAGGCTGAATTTGCTCACCTTGTGCGGCTTGTTGGGCTGCTTCAATCTCAGTCATCACCATATTCTGTTGTTCAACACCAGTCTTAGCAAGGGTTTCGGCAGTCTTTGCCTTAGCCAATCCTGCGTCTGCCACGGTCTTAATGACGCTTGCTCTGGCCTGCGCTGCCTTAGCCGTTGCCTCTTCAGCCGCTGCCTGCAGGAATATTGAGTTTGCATCAACCTGTTGACTTTGCATTTGCTGCTCTTGAGCGAGCATCTCAGCCTCTTGCTCGGTTGGCTTGACAACGCCCAGGCGCAACAGTTGCTTACGAAAGAAGTCTCTCACATCGCCAATGCCTTCGCCTTCCATGTTCATCATGGCCATCGCTTGCAAGACTTGCTTGGTCTGTGGATCGTCGGTGATCGCCATCATGCCTGTCAACGCCCGAACGGTTGCCGCACGCTTACTCGATGAGGATGGACCGACATCAACGTTTACATCAAACTTAGCGCGGCTCAGGTCGTTTTCCATGATGACCTCGCCAGTCTCGGACACCTTTGGTCGCATCAACTCAACGGTACTTACCTCTTCGGTGCGCCCGATAACCTTCATCTTGCGACCTTCTTCCACATAAATATCGCGAGCCATGCTCAACCAGATCTCGCCTGATCGCTTCATGCCTTTCGCAAAGTTGCTCATGTAAATAAAGGTTTGCATATCCAGACGGGTCTGAATCATCTCGACCGCTTTACCTGAGATATTGCTGACAATTTGCTCACCTTGGGACGATGCGCCCAAAATTTCCTTCATGTCTGATTCGGTGATCTGCAGCAATGCCGCCATCGCTGGTGGGATTTGTGCGCTGCGAGTGTACGCCAGTGGCCCTTGAACCTGAGTGCTGCCATCAGCACCTGTAATCGGATTGACCAACAGGTACGGATAGTTCTTCAGGTTATCGTCAGCCCACATAATCTGGTGGCCAGCAACTTGCTCTGGAGTCAGGATTGGCTTCTCAACGCTTGATAATGCGCTGATCTCACCCAACTTCGACAGTTGCATATTCTTCAGACGCTGGGCATCCTTAGCCAGACGCACATGACCCATGCAACGCTCAACGTTGTCCACAAACCACCGCTTGCCATATACAGGCACAACAGGGATGCAGTTGCCAGCGATATATCCTGCGTCCTCTAAGACCTTGCCGCCAGACATAATGTATTTACGCACACGCTTGCGTTTGATCTTGCGCTGGCGAACCTCTTGACTGCCAATGGCGATCAGGGTTTCCTCTAATGTCTCGTCGTTCTTAAAATCATCTTGGCGGTACTTTTCTTCTGTCCCGTCGATTGATCGAAAGATACGAATAGTCTCAGCGACTTCCTCAACCTTGAAGTATTCAGCGACAAACACAACATCAGGCGTTGCCCAATCAAACTCGTACTGGTGAATAATCTTTGGCCAGTCTGTCGGGTCATCGTTGTATGTTTCTTTGTAACTCTCGCGGGTCATACTGTTGACCACAAAGCAAAACAAAGCGTCCGACTTGTCCTGGCGTTTGGAGTTCAGGTCAAAGAATACCGAGCTGTCAGCATCAAAGATCGGCTCAAACATGATGCGCTGGCGGTCATTGTCCTCATCTTCGTCATCTTCGTATGCAGTCCTGAGTCTAAATGCACCGATACCCCCACCAACAGCCTCTTCAAATGCGTTGTCGTATGCTTCGTTAGCAACCGAGTCCTGCTCGTCTGCCCGATAGAGACCATCGCAAGTGTCAGCGAGTGCATCACTTCCACCCTCTTTGGCAATGTAATCGACTGAAATCCGGTTGTTTCGGTATTCGTTGACGATGCGGATGACCGACAGCATGATCTTGTTGACCTCAAACCGAGGCTTGTTTTCATACTGATCGTAGAGTGGTCCTTCCCATTGTGCGCCGCAAATAGAGTAAAACCGTCGATCCTGCAAACATTGGAGACGCTCGTCCCGCAGCGCAGTCTGGATGTCGTTGTACTGGCGCAGAGCTTCAGCGTGCAAGTTTGCCAAGCGTTGATCGTTTGGTATGCGTGCCATGTTTATCCTCTTTGTGCGTATTAAATCACCATTTGTTACTAACTGGCAAGGGTGTGAAGCTCTGAACCTTAGAAATATTCGTTCTTCTGACACCTTCGCAAGCATACCGCAGTGCGTCAATCACATGGTTCTTCTTGTCTTGCAACAGCGGCAGCACCCGTCCAGTTAGCGGGTCGGTGCGATAACTGTACAGGCTCAGCTCGTCAATCGTGTGCTTGCACCTTGGATGCACCACGATGTCGTAGTTTTTGAGAAACTCGATGCCTTCCTCGACAGACTTCGCCCCTTTGACTGCGCCCATGATCTTAGGAAACCCGTTCTTTCTCATGTGGCTGATGGTCTCTGGCCGCGCTGAGTCTGCCACGATTGGCCACTTCTCTGCCTCTGGAATGCTCAAAAAGAGTTCAGGCGTGTTCACAATCTCGCACCCAACCATGTACGCCTCGTAATCAATGTATAGCGTGCGCCCAATAATGTGGCATCGCACCAACACTGTCGGGTCAATGGCGAATCCCCAATCTGCGCCCAGACGGTGGATTGCCTCTGGTGAGGCTTCAAAATCATCTATCTTCCAGTTACGAAACACCCTGGCGTTGCTGTTTGTCAGATATTGACCCTGCCAAACGTGCTGATACTTGTCCGGGTCTCGTCTAAGGTCGTACTCCATCTCGTCACGCAGGACATCGGGAAACCAAGGGTTGTCACTAAAGTTGACCTTGATGACCGTGGCATCCTTTGGTGGCTCTGGCCCACGCAGCAGGAAGTCCACAGGATCGGATTCCTGTCTAGGATTCCATGTAAACCACAGCTCAGAGTCGGGCTTTCGGATCGTTGGGCGCAGCAGATCGAGGCTCGTCTGGCTTAGGCTCTGGGCTTCCTCCACCCAGGCACAGTCGTAACCTTCTAGTGATTTAATTGAGTCTGAGGTATGGTTTTGCATACCTTGAAAGATAATCGCGCCATCGCCTTTCTTGGACTTGATGACCGCATCTTGAACCTCAAAGTATGCGCCAGCATTCATCGCCTGTATCTTTGTCTCAAGCAACCGTTTGACCGATTGCTGCAGAGACTTCTGGATTTCACGCACGCACACGCTTCGACGCTTCTGATCCATGATGTGAGTCTCGATCATCATCTCAGCAAAGAAATGAGACTTGCCTGAGCCTCGGCCACCCCATGCTGCCTTGTATC